TGACACCACGTTGTTTAAATCCTGCGGGTAGGTTTGATAATGTCCCAGCATCTAATAACTGACGGAGAGCCGCAGTTGCAGTACGACTCAATCCGCCAATCATATGAATTAATCCTAAGCCATAAAATCCTAGTCCTGGCAGAAATTTGAAGTGGACAAAATATTGGATTTTAATTTTCTTTGGATCATTGGGCGCAAAGTTTCGTCTAATAGACAAAACTTTCCTACTACCTTCTTCGATTGTAACGATGTAAGGCAATTTTATTCCCGTTGGCTCTCCGTCGGGGCCAAGGTCTTCAAATCCTTCTAGGTCTAGATTAACGTGGCATTCTAGAACTGTGTATAAAGGATCTACTCTTTGGGATTTTGTAAGTCCTTCGACTTCTCTTTCTTTTTCTTCTAAATCGTTAGTAACTGTACCAGTTGGTTTAGTTAACTCGATGTCAGAATAAAAACCTGCAGCCATTTGTTTACGCAGATCATTTTCCGACATCTTGATAACATGGATGACTGATTCCGCATCGTCTAATGAGGTAGCCGTGTATGGAACAACAAGATCATCCGCTGGGATGAACTTAGAAACTGCTCTTCCCAATAAATCGTCATAATAAACTTTTTTAAATGTAGAACCGGATAGTGGTAAATAAAATAACATTTGATCAAACTCAGGTTCATATTCTTTCATTTGATCCATGATTTGATAGTTCATAAAGTTTTTAACTCTTTGAGCTTGCATCTCTTTCATAGGATCAGATGCACCCATAACCGTAGTTCTAACTGGTCCATCTGCTGGTAATAATTCTTTGTAAGCTAGCGCTTGAAACTGTGTAACAGCTTCAGCTAAAACAGGGTGCGTTGCACCAGATGCTCCTTGAAAAGGTTCTGTTCTATTGTCGTATTTAAATCCTAATAAACTTAAACCTTCAATGTAAGATCGTTCCCATTCTTTACGAGAAGTTTTGTACTCCATGTAGTCGTTTTGTAATTGACTACCCATGGCACTTGTGTCTTCTTCTGGAAGTAATTCGTTTAGGTTTGCAAAGTGATCGCCACCTTCTTCAGGCATTGGCATTGCGTTAGGGTCAAAATCAATTGTAGCCCCTTCATCGTCTTCTGTAATTTCTACTGGTCCCTTACCTAACTCATCTGCAATATCAACCTCTTCCATTTGCTCTTTTAAAGCTTCGTCTTCAGGTCGTTCGTTAGGGAGAGCTTTATCTATATCTGCCATATATTTTCTCCTAGACTTTCTTAACTTGTTTTGATGGTAATTTCAACCCTTGTGATAGCGGTCCCTTTTTAGGTGGTACTGACCACCATTTAAAACCAGGATTAGTTTTTTTTACCAGTGTTGAATTTTTCTTATTTGTTGGTTTATTTTTTATACTCATATTTACTCCTTAATTCTGTTATACCACCTTCTGCAAATCCGATAGCTTTTTTATTTTTTTGCATAAACTCAGCAGTTTCGTCCATAGTAATTGGGTTATCTGGATTCATATTTCTAAATTCTTTATTATACCTATATAATTCCTGTGGAGCATTTTTTTTCATTTCTTTAATTAAAGCGTCTTCTTTTTCTTTTTCTGTAACTGGTTTAAAATTTAAACCTAATAACTGATTAATTGTTGATGGTATATTTTGTGGTAAAAGTTTTTTGTAAGAGTCTTTAGTTAAAATAGAATTATATATTTGTTCTGCAACAGGACCTCTTCCTGTGTTTACTTGATCATAAGTAGAAGGATAATTTTTAATTTGTTCTTCTTCTAATAAATCAAATGCAGCTCTTTTTAAATCTTTACTTGGTTTAGTTAAATCTTCACCGGTATATGTTTCTTTATAAATATTAAAATTTTTGTCCATGTTTTCTGCTTTACTTTTTAAAGAATTTAAATCTAATTTTAATTGTTCAGAAGCTGTTGGTAAATCTACTTGATATTTTAGCCCTACGTTTCCAATAATATTTCCAGATTTTTTTTCATTTTCTAAATTTTTCTTGTAATTTTTTTTAGTGTTTTCTACAGTTTGTAATATATCTGCATTTTGTTTATTTAAAGTTACAACTTGATCAAAAATATTACCATCACCACCATTTGCAATAAATTTTTCTTTTATTTCTTTTAAGTTTTGTTCATCTCCACCTCTATAAATACCAAAAGACATAGCTTGCAACATATTTTGATACGCTTTTGCTTCACTCATCATTGGTTTATTATTTGTGTAGTCTAAATAACCAAGAAGAACATCACCAAGACCAAAAAGTTTACCGGGAGCTCTAGCAACTGTGCTTAAACCTTTAGCTGTTTTAGAATTTGCAAATTTTTTAAAACCTTCCGAGTCTACAATTTTTTTTAAATCATCAGACAACATTTCATACGCACCAGCAAACCCAGAAGAAACCATTGGTTGTTTAACTTTGCCTGTTGTGTCTGTAATGTATGATTCTAGTTGTGTTAATAATTCTTTTTGCGTTTTCATATCTTTAGTAGTTTTCATACTATACCCAACATCTTTGTAAGTTTTATCAAAGGCACTCTGTAAATTTTTATCGTAAGACTTATAGTTAGCTAGAGATTTGCTTGGTGGGTTTTTAAGATCAAATTCTGGAAGTTGAATTGTATTTCTAACTTTTGGTTTTAAATCTTTAAGAACATCTTTTTTTACATTTTCAAAATCACTTACTAGTCCTTGCACTGTTTTTTTCTCTGCAGTATTTAATTTATCATAAGTTCTACCTTGAAAAATTTTTTGTAAATCTCTATGAGTTGTGCTTAATTTACTGTCTAATTTTGCTCCTTTAATTGCAGAGTTTACCTCTGCATCTAATGCTTGAGTAAATATTGCATACGGATGCATACCTCTTCTTGCAGAAGCTGTTACACTAAATATTTCATCGGGCACTAAACCATTATCTAGTGCATTTTTAATTTTTTGTTGGTAATACCCTATAAAAGATTTTCCTTTTGAAGAATTTAAAGCGTTATCAATAGTTTTTCCATAGTGGTCATAAACTAAACCAGAAAAAGCGTAATTATTTCCTACTTTACCAATAATTCTTTGTGTATCTATTATTTTTTTACCTAGGTCTTCATCAACATTAATTCCTTCAATAGGTCTAGTTCCTGCTATAGACTGTGCCATCATAAACAATCTTCTACTAGCAACAGCCATATCATCATCTAGTACATCAACAGCTCTTTCTAAAATTTTCTTTTTAGATTTGTTATCTAAATCTCCTGTAATTAATGTTTGTATAACTTTATCATCATAAAGTTTTTTAATATCAGCATTCATTGCTGTTGCTCTACTTGCTTGACGAGCATCACTTGCTAAACTTCCTCTAAAATCTTTAACTTCTTTCACTAAATTTTTATAATCTTTAGCATTAAATGTTTGTCCGGTTTCATATGTAATTCTATCACTAATATATTTAATTTGCTCAGGACCAAAGTTATACATTTTAATATACAAACCTTTTTCAGGATTAGCTTCTCTTAAACTTTTATAAAGCATTCCCATGTTTTCAGGTAAAAAGTTAGCTAGTTTTTCACTACCTTTTGAATTTTGATAATTTTTAATTGTATCAACAACCATGTTTAATTGTCTTCTTTGACTTCCATCAATGTTGTATCTATCTGTAACAAATTTAAAATTTCCTATTTCAGGAAAATTGTCTTTAGCAACTTCTAATGCAGCTTTTACTTTTCTAATATCCGGTCTATTACCTTTTTTACCTTGTCTTGATCCTTCACCAAAAATTTCTGCCATTTCTCCAAGTTCTTCTAGACCAAATATATTTCCTTTATTATTTACAATAATGTTTCTAATTTCTATTGCATCATCAAGTACACTACCTGACGTTCCACTTTTATAAATTTTTTTAGGTCGTTCTAAATCTCCTCCTTTAAAATCTCCTAAATAGTTTGGATCTAACGCATTAATTTGATCTTTTGTAAGTTTTCTATCACCTGAAAAACCTTTAAGAGTATCCGGTTCTTTAAGTTTAATTTTGTTTTTTGCTTTATTAGCAGACATTCCTTTATAAAAACCCATCCGTCCACCCTCAGCTGCATTTTCTCTTATAAACTCTGGAGCAAAATCTTTTAATGGAATAGGTTTTCCTTTAGATCCTTCCGGTCTATCTTTTAAATATTTTAAATAATATTCTCTAGTCTCATCTTCAATTCCAGTAAACGCATTATCAAACATATCTCTTTCAATAGTTTTAGGAGGTGTATTTATTTCTGAACCATACTTAATGGTTCCCGAACCATATTTCTCGTTCATCATAGCTTTAATTCTATCTGTCTCAGCGCTTGCTAATCTAAAAGCTTCTTCGTCTTCTTTTACTAATTGTTGAAACACGCCACGACTATCTTGTGAATTTAGTGCGTAGTTTTTAAACCATCCCTGTGCTTTAAAATAATCGTTGCTCATATTAAGTTGGGTCGTAGTCACCTTGGACATCTGTTACAAAATCCGCAGGATCATTTTCCATTTGTTTTAAAACTCTTTTCTTTTGAATAGAGTTTGAAATATCTTTAATTAAAAGTTTTTCGCCACCTAGTTCCGCAAGTTCTGATGTATCAGAATACAAACCTTTAACATCACCTGTTATATTTTCTCCCATTTCAATATTAAAATCGTCTGGTCCAGCCATTTGTCCTTCTGGAATAGATTCAACCGCTTCAAACTCATTTGCTGGTTTAACACCTTTAGTTCCTTCATCAGCAACACCTGGAACGTATCTCATGTTAACACTTTCACCAAGTGCTGTGTTACCGCCAATATAATCTATATCAATCTCACCAGTTCTTGTGTCATAGTAAACATCAACTTTACCAGTTGGTGTGTCTAATGATTTAACAACTTGACCCTCTTTAATTGCGTTTTGTGATATATCTTTACCTTCTCTAAGCGCTCTGTTAACTAATGGTTGTAACCACGCCGGTGCGCCTGAGCCACCTTCAATAATTACTTCGTCAATTGCTTTCTTGCTTATGGCTCCTGATTCTTTGCCAAACATTTTAGCAAGTCCTGTTTTAAGAGCTACAACACCTGCTGCAGTTCCACCTAAAAATTTTAAAAATCCTCTACGACCTTTATCAACTATGTTACCACCTGAATAACCTTGTCTTAGACCGGCGATACCACCATCTGCTACTGTTATTCTCTCTAAAAATTTATTTTTATCTATGGTGTCTAGGTATTCATTAAATTCTTTTGGACTTGTCGGTTCTTGGTCTCCTTTAAAAGGGTTAAGAGGAGTTTTTTCTTCGTATT